TTAGAAGCGGCTCCAAAAGACAATCTTAATTATTTAAGAGCTATAGATGCTTTTATAAATAATTCTGAATGGGAAAAAATGGAAGCCTTTTTATTAACAAATAAAGAATCAAATAGTTATAGTATAACACAAATGGAGAGGTAGTATGAGTAAGCTTGTTGAAGAAAGAATTTCTAAATATAAAGAAAATAAGATTAATTTAGAAACAGGTAAATCCAATGGAATACCTTTATTTCATTCTTTTCCTAAATTAGGAAGACATATTCCAGCACTACCTAAAGGAAAAAACATAATGTTGACCGCAGGTTCAGGTATTGGAAAGTCTAAAGCTTGGACAGGAATTGTGTTATATTCTATCTATAAGTTAAAAAAACATTCTGGAAACAATTTTAAAATTAAAGTTATAATAGCTTTATTAGAAGATACTACAGAAGATTTTATAGATAGATTATTTGGATTGATTCTTTACGATAAATACAAAATAGAAGCTGATGTTAAAACCTTAAATTCTTATGGTGAAACTTATTCTAAAGAGGTGGAAAAGTATTTTGATGATGTTGGAAGAGAAGTTGATGAAATACTATCTTATTGTGAAATAATAGATACTGTTTATAACCCTACAGGTATTTATAAACACGCTAGAAATATCTCCAATGAATTAGGTACACACCATTATAAAAGTAAGGATTTTAAATATACAGATGAAAATAATGTTGAATACACTGAAACAAATAAAGTTTATTCTCATTATGTACCAAATGACCCTGATTTACAAGTATTGTCAATAACAGATAATCTGAATAATTTTGCTCTAGAGCGTGTAGACGGTGTTATGATGAAGAATCAACTAGAAGCAATTAATAAATGGACTAGAGATTATTGTAGACTGCAAATTTGTAAACATTGGGGATGGACTACTTTCAATTTATTACAGCAATCTGCTGCTAGTGAAGTACCTCAATATAATAATAGAGGTGAGTTAATAATTGACAAAATAAAACCTTCATTAGATAATTTAGGTAACTCGAAAGAATGTCAAAGAGACCATCATCTTATATTTGGATTATTTGCACCAGATAGATTTGGTATTAAAACATACGACATTTATGATATAAGTACTATGAGAGATGCTTATAGAGGTTTGATTATTTTAAAATCAAATATATCAAGATGTAATATTGAAATACCTATGTATTTTAATGGTGCTAGTTCTTATTTTAAAGAGCTATAACACAGTTTCTAAAGCAGACCTCATGACTGCTGAACATTATTCGAATATCATGGGAATTAAAAAATATAGTAATTAATAATTATTTAGAAAAAAATGAGAAAAATTAGTTTAAAACCATTAACTCAAGTTAAATTAGAAGTTATTGAATCAAATTCAATTAACACAGTAGAAGATTTAGTAAAACATATTGAGAAAGATAGTCGCCTTAATAGTTTAATCTTTGCAGATGGTAAAGTTAAATTTATTAATCGTTCAGATAAAGCTGAATATGGAGCTATTCTTTCAGCAGTATTGCCAGCAGGTGATATTATTTTGTTTGTAACTCCTACTGAAAATAAGCAAGGTTTAAGTATAGATTATGATAATATAACAGCATCAGATGTTCCTAATCTTAAATATAATGAATTACGTTCATTAGGTTCACATTTAAATGAAGAAGAAGATACTGATATTGATTTGTCAGGTAGTAAATCTGAAGTAGCTTCACGTATCGTATCTTATCTAATGGATAGAGATGATGAAGAAGTTATTGAAGAAGAAGATGATGAAGAAGATACTAATGTAGAAGAGTTTAAACAAAGTGTTGATTATATCATTGGAGATATTAACTCAGAATTAGATGATATTGATACATCTGTAACAAATATTAATATTTTTATTAATAACTTAAAATCTCTTATGAGTTCTTTTGTAGCATCAAAAGATATAGCTGAGAATGTTATTATTCCTGCTGTTACTGAAGAAAGTTTAGATGGAGAGCAAGTTAGTATTATGGAACAATATCAAGGTTAATATTTGTTAATAAGAAGGGTGTAACAACCCTTCTTTTAAATTTTATAAAAATATGAATAAAGAAGCAGAATTATTAAATGACAAATTAAGTAGGTTAAATGACACAGAATTAAAGAAGTATTTTAAGAAAAATAAAAGGAGGTATGTTGTTACACAAAATAGAAATGTTCTGGAAGTTTTAAAGACTAATAAAAACTATATATATACTTATAGTAAATATTCAGGTATGAGTTACTATGACGTTAATTTAGCGTGTAATAAAGATTTTATAAGAGATTCTCCTATATTTTTGGATTATGACGTATATAAAACTCTCTTTAACAATAGGCTAAAAATACCTATAGAGCAAAGAATTTTAAAAAGTATAGGTGGTATATTTATTGATTATTATGGAGAAGATAGAGTAGATGTGTTTTTAGGTGATGATAACACTATTGTAGTTATACATTATCCTGAAATAACTATAACAAATTCTATTGAAGACAGTATAACTGTTAAAGATGCTTTTGTAAGATTTAAGTTCTATCTGAAAGATGGTAAAATATATCATTATAAAAGTCTTGTTAGAGCTACTTATACAGAAGCAGAATGGCACTATAATTATTCCGTTTCACATGTTAGCGATAATAGTACATGGTGTTTTGGTAGTTCTGTGTTAAGTGGTTTCTTTAATAAAGGATGCAGTAAACTTGGAATCGCAACTGGATTTACTTTCAGTGATATTAAGTCAATACCTTATCTATTAGATGAGTTTTTAGCATGGGAAAGTCTTGAAGGAGTACCTTATCACTTTATAGCGCAAGCTAAATTGTCTTATAGAAAAGCTTCTGCTCTTGATAGTAGCATTGGTTTTATTCACAACTATAGAAACAAGATAATAACTTTATCTGAAAAGTTTCTAGAAACTATTGATAATGTACGATTTGAATCAAAAGGAGAAGATGTTATTCTAACCAATACCTATCTTGATACAGTGCTTACTAAATTAGCTATAGAATTAAACTATACTGATTTTCTATATTGTATTGACAGTAACGATAATGTTTTTACACCAAGACGTTTTGATTTGGATGAGGAAATAGTGTTAGAGGCAATGTCTAATGATTTAAAAGACATTTTAATTAACGGTAGATTTAAAGGTAGACATATAGAGCCTAAATTAATACCTACACCTTTTGTAGATAATACTACTAAGGTAATTCACCCATTTATTAGACAAATAATAGGAGAGCAAGTAAACAAAAAATTAAACAAATTTTTAGAACAATATGAAAATTGAACAAAATATAGGTAAAATAGGTGAATTAATCATACCTAAAGATGTTAAATCTCAAATAGATTATTTACATAAGAAAGTAGGTTCTACAGAATGGAACGCTATTATGTTAGTTAAACCTCTTAATGACAATCTAAACAAACTTAAAGATTTAAAGTTTGAAGTAAGATTGGTATATCTAATGGATATAGGGTCTGCTGCATATACTTCTCATAATTTTGAAGGTGATTTAGTAGAAGCATTCGATTTAATACCTGATGGTATGGAATGTAAGATGGCAGGTATACACTCACATCACACAATGGCTACATTCTTTTCACAAACAGATGTTTCAGAATTAGAAGATAATGGTGGTAAATATAACTACTATATATCTCTTATTGTTAATTTTAGTGGTGAGTGGAATTGTAAGATGGTTATTCCTTCAGAAACTATTACAGAATGTTCTTATAAAATACGTAATGATGATGGTGAATTTAAAACTATTAAACGTAAGTATGAGGAGAAATTCTTAATAGAAGCTGAATTAGAAGTAGTTAAAGATGAGATTCCTGTAGACCAATGGTTTGGAGATAGATTTTCAGTTGTTAAAACAGCTAAAGAAGTAAAAGCAACTAATGTTAAAGCTTTTAATAATCCAACAACAGGTTACTATAAATATGCTGATAATCAACGTGATACTTCTAAGGAGTATGACTATAGTTACTACGAGTATTTAAAAAGTGGTATGTTTCCTGAAAGTGTAGTACAAAATACTCCAGTAGAATCATCTTTAGAAATATTTGTAAAATGTTTATTATTAGGTACAACAGAAACTAATAATTTAGTACCTTTAGACGAAGCTATTAAGAGATTTAATCTTCTTGCTGAAGATGAATTAGGTGTACTAGAAGATATATTAGATACAAATCTAGATATAATTCATTATAATGTATACGGTTCTTCTGATTATATGGCTTTAAATAAAACTTTGAAAAGTGCTATCGGTTTATTAGAAAACCATTCTACTAAATTCACACATGATAGTTATAACTTTTTATTAGACTTTATAGAATTGGAGGTAAATGTATGAGTAGGTTTAATGATAGATTTAAATCAGCTCCCTGGTTAAAGGATGCTGAAAATATTAAAATTCTTGTAGGTGGTACAGGTGGTATAGGGTCAAATACCTTATATTGTCTTACTAAAACTATACCAGCACGGTATTTCATCATAGATGACGATGTTGTGGAGGAATATAACGTCTACACACAATTCTTTAAGAAAGAAGATGTAGGTCTACCTAAAGTTACCGCCTGTTTTAACAGTATTAAAAGTTATACAGATACTCAAGTATCAGCTTTTAAACGTAGAATTACAGATACAGATACTATGCCTATAGTAATATCAGCTTTTGATAACATGGCTGCTAGAAAACAGTTATTCAATGCTTGGAAGAGTAGAGAAGATAGAGAGTTGTATATAGATGGTAGATTAAGAGCTACACTATATGAGGTATATGTAGTACAGAAGGGTGATGAGGAACGCTATGAAGCAACATTATTTGATGATAGTGCTACTTCTGATGGAGATTGTACTTTTAAACAAACTACACATTTTGGAATGTTGATAGGTGCTAGAATTACACAGATGTTATGCAATTATCTGTCTAATAAACAAAATCCAGATTCATTTGTAGTACCTTTTAAAGTAGAAGAATTAGGCGATTTAGTATTTTTTAAAATGGAGGAATAATTATGTTTATAAAGAATAATGTAAAGTCAAAACTGTTTCCGACATACCTAGCGTATAAAAATGATACTTCTGAGATATTAAATACCAATGTATACCATTCTGCCTGGACTACTAAAAATGAAAGCAAATCTTCGATAATCAAAGCTTTTCAAGAAGGTTATGTAAATAACAATAATGAAAAACGTTGGATGAAATTTATGTGGAGAAATGAAACATTGAAGGTAAGCAGAGGAATTGTAGTTGAAGAAAATTACTCTAGTACAGGTAGAATACAACTTCTAGAAGTCGTCAATAATTCTAAACCTGAATTATGGGTTAATACTTCTATGTATAGTAGATATAATAATTCTCAAAAAGATTATTTAAGAAGTATTTGTACACAATTAGGCTACAGGTTTGCAAAATGTTTATTAAAAACCGACGATGAAATAAAAGCTACATTCTGTAATAAATTTTTGTTACCTTTATACTACCAAGAAGATACTTATCAAAAGTTAATAAGTGACGAATTTATTAAAACTTTAGATAAAGAATCTATAAAATCAGATATTAATAATAGCTTAACAGAAATATATGGAATTGAACAGCCTGTTACAGAAACTTCTCAAGAAGAAGTCTTACCTGCATAAACATTCTTGTATTGTCTGTAAATCTAGTAAGTTAAAACCTTTTCCTAATATTAATGTTAGTGATTATGGAGAACCTATTTATAAAGATGTTTTACTTTGTTTAGATTGTGAAACAATGTTTTATATAGACAATGGACAACTTATAAAAAGATTTAATAGATGACAAAAGAAGAGTTTTTAGAAAGGTTAAAAGAGGATAAATTCTTTGAAAATCCTCAAGAATTAGTGGACTACAGACTTCCTGTAGTCCAATTCTATATTAAAAATTATGTGAATGCTCAGGTTATGACTGAAAGAGGTATTCTACAATTATGTAGTTTAGTTATACCGCCTATCAATGCTGATAATACTGCCGACTTCACAAGTTTAAATATGGCTTATATTAGTATAATTAATAATTACAAGAAAGGAGGTATAGTGTGATAATAGGAGTCTCTGGGCGCATGTCATCAGGAAAAGACACTGTAGGTAAAGTTATACAGTATTTAACTGATGGAGCTGAAGAAAAGTTTACATTTGAAGAGTATTTAGAAAGATACTATTCATTAGGTAACTATGGAGTAGGATGGCTTCCTGAATGGGAAATCCATAAGTTTGCAGATGCTTTAAAAGAAATAGTTTGCATTCTTACAAGATGTAGTAGACAGGAGTTAGAAGACCAAGACTTTAAGAATAGTTATTTATCTGATGAATGGTCTAATTTCAAACATTGTTTTAATCTTAAAGGAGAGTATGAAGGAGAAAATGTTTTCAGATATACTTACAGGGATGCTTTACAGAAAGTTGGCACAGACCTTTTTAGAAATCAGTTCCATGAGGATGTTTGGGTCAATGCTTTGATGAGTAAATATAATAACGGTAGGAGAGTAATATTAAGAAACGCTACTACTAATATTGATACAACAGATAAATGGATAGTGACAGACGTAAGGTTCCCTAACGAAAGTAAAGCTATTAAAGATAGAGGTGGATTACTTATCAAAGTAACGAGACCTTCTGTAGTTTCTAATAGCACACATCCTTCTGAAACAATGGTTGATTCTTTAGAATCGGATTATGTAATTGATAATAATGGAAGTCTGCAAGACTTAGTTGAGAAAACAAGAGAAATCTTACTTAAAGAAAAAATAATTAAGTAATTTTGTAAAAAAAGGAGAAGAATGATTGAATTACCTTCAGGTAAAACACCTGCAACAACTCTAGGTCCTAGAGAATTAGTCATGTTTAGTAAACCTAAATGTGGAAAGACATCTGCACTGGCAGAATTACCAGACAATCTAATAATCGCAATGGACCCCCGTGGTGCTGATTATATTAACGCAATGAAAATTGATGTTTATAAAGAATCTGAAAAACAAAATATAGAACCTTATGTCATTTTAGGTCAGATTATTAAAGCGTTGAAAGATAGTGGTAAAAAGTATAATTTTATCAGTCTTGATACAATAACTGAATTAGAAGATATAGTAGTTCCTTATGCTGGAATACTTTATAAAGAAACTCCAATGGGTCAAAATTGGGGTAAGAAAAAAGGAGAAGATGATATACGTAAACTACCAAATGGAAGTGGTTATCTATACACTCGCATGGCTTTTTCAAAGATTAAAGCTGCGTTTCTCCCATACTGTGAGCATTTGATACTTGTAGGACACTTGAAAGAGAAGTCCTTAGAGAAGAATGGTAAAGAATTTACCTCTAGTGAATTAGATTTAGGTGGTAAAAACAAAGCTATTACAGCAGCAGAAGCAGATGCAATTGGGTATATGTATAGAGATGGTAATACAAACATTTTAAGTTTTGCCTCTAATGATGCTGTACTTTGTGGTGCTAGACCTCCTCATTTAAGGAATAAAGAAGTATTGATTTCTAAATTGAATGAAGATGATTCTTTTGAAACATATTGGGAAGAAGTATATCCTGAATTAAAGAAAAGTAAATAATAACAATAAAAATAAATAGATATGTACGTAATTGATGAAAATGTAAGTGAAGTTGGTGGTGGTAAGTTTATTAAAGTAAGTGCTGAAACCTGTGTTGATAGTGGTAGATTTCTTGATGCTATTGAATTTGATGCTGAAAAGTTATTCCTTGATGTGTTAGTTAAGGATGCTACTGGTAAAACAGCTAAAAAGCGTTATTTCTTACCTAAGTTAGGTGGTATGTACACTGAAACTCAAGAGAAATATGATGCTAAAGCTAAATCAATAGTTTCTCTAATAACTAATATTAGTAGAACTATTCTTGGGGATGATGTTAAGTTATCTGGCACTAGCTTAGAAGATTTAGTTTCTAAAGCAGTAACAGCTATTAAGAAAACAGCTTTTCAAAATAAAGAAGTGTGGTGTAAAGTAATTCTTGATGCTAAGAATTTTCCAACATTACCTAACGTATCTCCTGTTATGTATCCTGCTACTTTAACTAAAGAGCAAGTTATAGCTAAAGGATTACGTTATACTCCAGGAGTGTATGATAAAGTAGTTAATAGTGAGCAACCTACTCCTACAGAGGAAGTACCTGCTACTAAACCAAAGTCTGACGACCTTCCGTTTTAGTAAATATTTAATTTAAGGTTTAATAATAGAGAGGGTTTTTCCTCTCTATTTAATATTAAAATATGTATATAATATCACCATTACTTACAGTAGAGAATATTTATAAGGAAACGGATTCTTATAATATATTTAGATTTTATTCTAAAGGTTTTGTAGAGGTTGGTCAAATGTTTAAATCTGACTTTAGGGATGATAAAAATGCAAGTTGTTGTGTTAAATACTATCACGGTGATTTGCTTTATACAGATTTTGGAGATATTCCTAATGAAGTATCACAAAGAGGTTCTTATAGAGCTATACAATTTGTAATGCGATTATTTAGAATATCTTTTGTAGAAGCCTTAAATAAAATAAATATTGACATGGGGTTAGGTTTAGCAGGTCAAAATGTTATAAAAAAATACAAACCATTAAAAAATAATATAGAGCCTACAGATGATATGATTACGGTTCTATCTGTTAAAAAAATTCCATTTAGTTCTAAAGATTTAGATTATTGGAATAGTTTTTATTGGGCAGAAGAAATGTTGAAAAGAGCTAATATACATGCTATTTCACACTTTTGGATTAATAATTACAAATTTAACAATAGACTGTTTGATGTATCCAATAGACTTGCTTATAGTTTTGATTATTATTGGAGCAAAGATGTATTTAGAAGGAAATTATATTTTCCTGAAAGTAAAGATTATAGATTTGTTTCAAATATTGATGACACTATAGTTCAAGGATGGGATTTACTTCCTAAAGAAGGTGGGGATATATTATTTATAACTAAAGGTTTTAAAGACATAGGAATCTTTTGGAGATTAGGTTATAATGCTGTAGCACCTAATAATGAAAAGACTTTCATTCCAGAAAAAGTTTATAGAAAACTTAAAGAAAGATGGAAAACTATAATTATATGGTTTGATAATGATGAAACAGGTATAAAAGGTGCTAAATATTTTTCTAAAAAATATAATATACCTTATTTTAATATACCTATTAATTGTGAGGATAAAGACCCTAGTGATTTTGCTAAATACAATGGTTTAAGAGAGTTT